GTTTGATTGGCAGCTTGCAACTGTGCGAGCGGACTCTTTGTTCCCGTGGAGAATCTGTCTTTCTCCAGCTTGCTGCGGAGTCGGTCTACGTTTATACCGCGTTCTTCTAGTTGATTTATTTGTCGCGCTATTCTGAATCTTTTGCTTTCTAGCGTCTGTAAAGCACTTTGACGCCTTGCTTCTGCGGCCTCACTCTTCTTTTTAGCAGCATCCGCTGCGGTTGTTTTACTGCGGGTGCCGGTGCCGTCAGGATTTAACTTAACTGGACCTACCTTTAATCCCTCTATATCAGCCTTTAATGTCTTTAGCTTATTCCTTAGGTCACTGTCATCTAGGGTCACCCTGAAGGTTGCGCTTCCTAAATCTTGACCCCCTCCTGCCATCTGATTACAAGCGCCTGTAGCTCTAGGTTGCCGGGGCAACCTTGGGTATGGCTAGTGCACTCTCCTCTGTTAAAAATGCTGTAGTGACGTTTGAGGTTGCTGGGGTTGGGACTGTTACCGACTCCGCGACGGGTAATGTCAGCCCCAGCGTTAAAACCTTGGCATACGATGCTTTTCTAAAGGCAGTGTCGGTTGATCCCCAGGTTTACCCAGGCATAAATGTGGATGCCACGATCTTTGAGGGGTATGTAATAAAACCGCTTGAGCTGGATGATCGCATCGGAGTTGGTACGGAAGGTACTTTGACTTTCGGTACTGCGTTGGCTGTTCAGTTTGAGGTGGTAAGAGCACGGCTGGGGTATGGAAATACTGGGGCTTTGGGGGAAAGGTTGTCTGCGATCTTAGGCACTCGTATAACGCTTTGGGCGCGGGATAAGTAATGAAGGGCCGGCTTAAAGTAACTAAGTGGAATGCTAAGGCCATACTTGCAAACGGACCTCGCATTATGAAGGAGTATTCAGTACATATAGGAGCGCAAGCGCAGGAGGAGATGCTTACTTCGCAATTCTTTTATCCAGTTGATACTGAGCGGAAGAGTGGTGCTTTTATTAAAGCAGGTAAGAGGGATATTTATGATACGGGCGAGCTTATTCAGTCGCAAACTGAGTCGGTCAGGGGGAACACAATTTCATTAAATTATGGGGCTCCTTACGCTTACGACGTGTTTAAGGGAGGTTATGAGGTGGATAGAGGTAAAGAGGATTCTTACATTGCGCCCCCGAGGGACTGGATTACACCTGCTTTGAACAATAAACCCCTGCTCCCGTTCTTAGTCGAACGCTGGAATAAGATAAATAAGGCTTGATTTAACCTAGGAGTTAGGCTCCTGCAGCAGCCTGGGCAACAAAGGTGTACGCGCCGTAACCAATTAGATCGAACGTTACTTTTGCAACGTTGCCGGCTTGGATGTCTTCGCTAAATGAACCTACTAAAGCCACGCCTTTGTGTACTTCGGGGTTGTTACCGGAGCCGTCGGTAACTGGGGTTTCGCGGTACCACTGAACTGTTGTGCCGGTAGCTGCGTTCAGAGCAGCCGCCTTAAGAATCAAGTAGCCGGGGTCTTTTACTGATAAATTCATACTACAAGGAATGCTGTATGACTGGCCGGTGATTAGGGAAGCCTTGAATCCTTGGCTGGAATCGTAATCAAGTACGTCTTGGGAGTCGGATTGGGATTGGATGCCACTGTTATCCAGCGATAACACCCTGGTCATTCCGGTTGTGGTGGTTGGTACTGCGCTTGCGGTGGTGCCAGCTTTTACATAAAGCTTGTATCCAAGTGATGCAAAGAAGGAACCTGTTGACATTGGCCTTTTTTATACTGGTCTAAGTTGCCTTACTCGTCTTCTTCACTTAGTAGAACGTCCCATGGGGTGGGCCGGGGGCACTCGTGTAGCTCGAAGCCGCGTATGTCGTGATCCGTGGGCTGGGTTGCAACTAACGCGAGCTTTAATTGCACATCGGTTACTGATAAAGCAACGCATATCTCCTGCATCTTTTTGCCGGCTTCTAACATTCGCCGGGCTTGTTGGCCAATCCGTCGCACGTTGCCGGGGGCCTTCACTAGCCAGTTGTTATCGCGTATCCAATGCAGAATTTCACCCTCGCAAAAAACTGTTAGCAGTGTGCTGAAGGTGCCTTTGGCGGGTATCCATGCGCGGCATGTCTTAATGAACGCAATGTCGCAACAACTGAATAAGTCGTCGGTCGCAACAAATGGGTACTTCTTATACATCTTGCGACCCATTAAATGCAATATGCCCTGGTGGTCGCGGTACATCTGCCCGACATGACGCTGCTCGTCAGGACTTAATGGCGTCGCTAGATAGCCGGTGCGGGGGCGGGGGCGCTTCTTTGGTGAACTGGCGACAGGCACTCAGGTAGCACGGCTACCTACCTAGTGTAGTGGGTTTAGCTAGGTAGGGTCAGCTGCGGACTACTGCAATCGTCGAGCCCGGCGTGTTCAGAACTAGGTCGTTTAGCAGGCCGGGGCTCACAACTTTGGCTGGGCTGGTGCTGCCTAGTTGGCGTTTCCATTCGATCTCAATTACGTCAAGCTTGACCCGCTGTAGGTCGGCATTGTTGATGCCTGGGATGATGGAGGTGGAGCCGCTGCCTGCGCTTACTGCGTTCTGAATGAGTGAAAGCGCAACCTCGAACTGGGCTTGCTTTATTTCGTCGGGTATTTCCGTGGCGGTGTAGGTTTTTTCACTGGTCGCGTAGTCTTTTCTCGGCCAGGCGAGCGCTTGGGTGGTGGTGCTACGGGTGCCGACATACTTCAGAAGATCGAGGGTGCGGGTGGCAGTAATAAGGGCGCGGGTCTTAACGTCGCTAGTTGCTGTGTACCAGTCCACAGCATCAATCGCTGAGTCCGCAAACACCAATGCCTCAGCCAAAGTTAGGTAGCTGTTTGCATCCGCCGCGCCTGGGGTGGCATTGATAGTCGCGGCCATGAGACTCCCTTACACACCCTAGGTTTCCGTGCCGGCAACCTTGATTAGTGGCAACTGCTTTTGTGACCGAAGACGTTAAAACACCCCGCACCCGCAAAGCTCCTGAACCACGGAAATGGGTGGATGTAGTGCTCAAAATTAAAGAGATGGCTCAGCAGGGGGAAAAAGTGCCTGATATTGCTGAGTCCCTGCAACTTAGTTATGTGTTGGTGAATCAAGTAATCCTTCAGAGCTACAAAATGTCAGTCGATACCTTGAACCTCTTTAATCGTCAGGAAATAGCACGCTTAGACGCTATCTAGTTGTGACTTCTTCGCGTCGCGAGTGGAATACTCCTGTTCGTGAACCCTGGAATGCAGTAATAAGTAAGTTGCTTAAGGCTATTGATAACCACTCTGGGTTGTTCCTTCAAACTGGGGATCAGTGGCACATGGCTAAGGCTCAGCAGTTGAGGGAATATGTAGCTGAGTTGAAGGATTGGATTGTGGCGCAAGAAAAAACCCCCCGCTTTTGACGGGGGGCTGGGGTGGGGAGACCTTGCGGTTAGGCGTAAACGCCTGTGTCGTAAGGGGTGTTTACCAGCATCCTTACTAAAGGCACGTTCTTTGCATTGGTGTATGCAAGTGCCCAGGAGCCGGTGGCAGCCAAGTTGCCGCTGCTGTTTGCGTCGGTGGGGTTGTCACCAGCAGCAGCCCAACGGGTGCCGAAGATGTGGTAGCCCATGTGCCAATCCACAATGATTGTGTCTTGGAAGCTCAGCTTGTTGCGGTCGTACTCAACGCGGAGATCCTGTTGGATGCCTTCGCCAATTACGCCTGAACCACAGAGGTACACGGGGTACTTGTTGAGGTGAGTTGCGTTGCCGCCGGCTATTACGCCGATCTGGTCGTCAACTACTACGTTCAAGCCCGCGAAACGGCCAACAATACCTGCGCCGAGTCCTGCACCTACGCCGCCGCCGGCATAAACACTGCCGCCGCTGCTTTGTACTTGCAGGTAGCCCATCTCCTCTAAATAAGCAGCTACCGCGCTGCTCATTACGATGGTGCTTAGGTCGCTGCCACGCTCACCCAGTAACTGCTTGGCAGCTACTACGTTGCCTGCAGTTAGGTAGTTCGCTGCAGTGGCAGTTGTGGTGCCGGTTTTGTTCAGGGTGTTGGCACCCAAAATGCCGGAGCCTGAGAGGTTGCCGAATACACCGTTTAGCTGGGCTACTAAGGTAGCGGTCTTGGCTTTGTTCACAGCAGCAGCAAGCTGGTTGCGTACATGACCCAAAGGATCAGCTACACCAGTGCCGAGCTTGGAAATGTCGTCTACGCCGTAGGCAAAACCACGACGCAGAATCGTCATGATCTGCTCGTCGGTGCTGAGTGCTTGGGGGGTTAGGTAGCCCGCACCTGCGGTGCCCCAGCTGTTGCTGGAGTCGATGCGCTCTACAGTAGGCGCAATTGGATCGAACTCGGGTACGCGGATGCGGGTGCCGCCGGCCCGAACGTCGAGGGCGCTGTTGCGAGCTACAACGCCGCTTTGAACAAAGCGGGATTCGTGGAAGATGCGCTCAGCTAAATAGCCGGCGAACTCGGGACGGGTGATCATGGCGGACAGGAATGTTCCGCCCATGTTTTGTAAGGTCATTTGCTTAATTGCGGGGGGTTACCGTGGATTACCCGCCGCTCGCCTCTAACCGGAAGGCTTTGGCAAGCTCGGGGTTGTCCGCCTCAAGTCGGAGCACCTCAGTGAGGTTGTAGCTCTCGCGCTTGTAAGGGTTGATCGCACCACTGCCGGCGGCTGCATTGGCGGTTGCTCCCATGCCTCTTGCTGTACTCGCCGCAAAGTGATGGTCCCATCCACTACCCGCAGATTTCATCATCTGCAAGTGGGCCTCTAACGGTTGCTCAATCCCATTCACTACTACAACGGGACTTCCGTTGCTGTCTCGTAGCTGGGGGGAGAGAAGGCCGTATAGCTGATCTGGCGCCAATGCGTGGGCACTGCTGAACGCATTTAACGCAGTTGCGCGAAGGCGTTCGGCACTGATCGCATTGTCCTTATCGCTGAGTTGGGCCTCTAACTCGCTAATGCGCTGCATTAGGCGGGCATTCTCTGCGGTCGCGTCATCCCACAACTGCTTGTACTCACCATTGTTGGCTTGTGTTTGCTGGGTTGTGGTCTTTAATTTTGTCTCCAATTCCCTGAAACGCTTTTCTGCCTCACCAAGTCGCTCGTTTAACGCTTTGTTGACTTCCCCTTTGTCGAGGTTGTCGCGTTGCACAAGTTCGAGCTTCGTGCGCAGGGCGCTTAGGTCCTCGGCTGGGGCGGTGGTAGGGCGCTGAATCGCTGACTCAGCTGATTCCTCCACGGGAGGAACC